GCCAGGACGACGTTCTCGGCGTAGGTGCCTCGGGTCAGGTCGATGACCGGGATGCCAACGTTGGCCGCGATGCCCACAGCGTCACCGATCGTCCAGGTGTGCCCGTAGCCGGCAGTGTCCGCGATGATTGGCCCACTCCCGATCCCGCGGAACTCGCTCGCGTAGTCCCGCGCCAGGTCCACGACCAGCGGGTCCGGCACGTAGGTGCGATACCCGCCGCTGCCCACGATGACCACGGCGAGAGAGTCCATGCTCTCCGGCCAGGGCGCTACGTCGTAGATCGTGCCGCACCCGGTGCATTTGAGCGTGTCGATCAGGGCACCACTCACGCTACGCACCTCGACGGTGGCTTCGTCCACGAGGTAGACGAGGCCACGATGGGCGCGAGCCTTGTCCACGTCGCCGCCGGTCATGAGGGTGTCTGGGGTGGGCGACTCGATGAAGGGAAGAGCACGAGCGTAGGCGTTGGCAAAGAATGATGCTGGAGCTGCGCTTGTAGTATCCAGCACAGCAAAAGCTATGCGACCGCGTGCCTCATATATGTTTGTGACAAGGGCTCCGGCGGTCCAATGGCAGTAAAGACAGAGGTCGTATCCATCGTCGGTCACATCTCCCGTAGCACTCGCCGAGCCGACCAAAACTCCGTCAAGATACAAATAGACCGTGGCTCCATCATAGGTCAAACCAGCCAAATGCCAGTTGGTGTCAGCTGTGATAGTTGGGCCCGTGATTGTCTTCAACGTGCCGTCATGGACCCTTCCTTCAAGTTGGTCACTTGAGTTGATAGACAAACTCCATCCGCGGGTGGAGTCCAGTTCATATCGACCAAATATGATTTCGAGGGTGCCCGTATCAGTGGATCGCGTGAACCACACATAGGAGGTCAAAAGCGTGACAGCATTCGGAGCATTGGCACTGTAGATCACACCGTAAGCGGTTCCAGCCGCGTTGGCGACGTAAGACCCAGACGGCGAGGATGCGCTTGAGGTAGCCGAAAGACCGGACAGCGTCCACGGGACAGCTGCGTTCGCGTCGTTGTGTGAATCATAGGACGAAAAGGCAATGCTCGCGCCTGCGTATATGAGCGGTCGCACGCCTCTGCTTGCGTTGATCTCCTGCTTGCTGCCCTTCGTGTTGTCGCCAGCCTTCGCGTCGAGGATGTAGAGCCCTGAGTCCGCCGCCGCGTAGATCCTCGGGCTGTTGTTGCCTGAGCCGCTGAGGCCGGGAAGGGCGGCAGCAGCAGAGTATACCGCCGGCGTTCCCCATCGGATATCCTCAGCGAACGCTGTGGCGTTATTCCACACATGGTTATGCGCGAAGGCGTCAGCAGTTTTTGAGAAAATAGAGTAGTACCATATAAAGTGGTCTTGCACGCCCGTTTCGTCGTAGACGCCGTAAATCGAACCGTTCGGCAACATACGAAGAAATGGGAATGGACTAGTCAGAGCCGAATCGTAGATGTACATCGTCCCAGTGGCATCATAGCGACTGGCACTCATCCCACCAGCCGTCCCAACCACCCACAACAGCCGCTGCCTCCCGACTTCATCCACTCCTGCCAAGCCGGAGAATGGACTGCGCTGCATGGCCAGAGCGTAGACGGTGGCGTTGACGATGGCCGGGCTACTCGAGAGCACCGTCCACCCACTGCCGGAGTTGCAGGCACTCAAGGCGCCGTTGTACTGCTGCCACCCACCCGTGTCGAACTTGTAGGCCTTGTCAAGTCGGAAGTCCACGAACGTCAGATCGGCACCGCCACTGCCAGCGATGCCAAGCACGCCGTCCAGGAACGCCAGATCCGTGACGACGGGACTCGCGTCCTGCAGGCAGTTGTTCGCGCCAGGCTCCAGAGTGATGACTGGGCCCGCGGAGAGATTCAGCCTGTTGTAGATCCTGACGCTGTCTCCGCCGTCGGTGGCTATCCCCATCCCGTGCGTCGGCAGCCAATCCGCGTCGTCTCGCACGTAGCTACCGTTGTGCTCGTCGGCCCGGAACTCCTGATACGTGCTGCGCAGGTTGCACTCGCTCCCCACCCAGTCGCACATGCCGAGATCGTTCTTGTCGTTGAGATTCCACGTCACCACGAGCTTGCCGCTCGTGTTCGCGGTGACGGTGGTGTCGACGAACGACAGCTTGAGCGCCGCCGACGGTGCCAGGTTCCAGGTGCCGGTCAGGTCCAGGGTGCCGGCGACAGTCAGCGTATCGTCGGCGGCGACGTAGAGGCCCAGCCCAGTCCCGTTCGTCTTTTTCGCCTGCCACCTGCCACCGTCGGCCTGAACTCCGACGGCACAGCAGCAGAGCACTGCCACCAGCGCGAGTAGGCGCTTCATCAGATGATCCCTCCAGTTCCGACGACAACGCCGTCGGTCATTGAGCTTGGGGTCGCGGCAGCTTGGCTCGTGCCGCTCTTCAGTCGCAACTGAATGTTCGCTGTGTCCGTGTTATCCAACCACTGTGCCATCCAGATCGACGCTGAGCCTCGCAGGAACAAGGGGTCTTGCCACGAACCCTTGAGCCCGACCGCCTCGGCTGGGTCCATGATGGCACTGACGGCCTCGTGCAGATAGTCCGTGTTGTCGGCCAGTTGATCGTGGTCGGTCTTCTTCGTCGTGTTGCCGATCGTCACGGTCCGATCGGACGTAAACGTCTCTGAGTTAGCCATTGGCGACCGTGCCTTCCATAGACGCTGCCATCTCCGTGAACTTCGCGTGCCACGCGGAGACTTCCATTTCAATCTGTCGCATCATGTACCGACAACACCTCGCCCGAGCCACATCTTTGGCTCGCTGCCCTTGCCACTTGCGAACCAGTGACGGCCTGGCGTCCGTCTTGTCAACGGCCAGTTCGTCCCACTGCTCAACACACGCGTCCAAAATCTGCGCCTGGGCTTCCATTTCTTCCCACGATCCGGCCCTGTCTATGATCGCTCTGCGAATCTCCAGAAGTCTGATCAGCATGTCCGTAGACATCGGACTCCCAGGAAGAGCAGGAACCCACAGCATCATCCCTTGCTGGATATGGTCGCCGCCCGTCAGATCCAAGAGCAGTTCCTTTGCAAGGCGTGTGGTCACACGGCCAACGCCGACGTGAATGCTGCGCGGAACATCGCGCGGTTGGGGCGGCTCGTAAGCCCGCCTGAAGCATCGGAATCCCAGCAGCTATCCCTCGTTGCTGGGCAGTACAGGTGCAAAGCCTCCGACTTTGGTCGGGAGCCGCTTACCCCCACCTGCTGATGTTAAGAGAGAGGATGTTTCCGGCCTCCGCGTAACCAAGGGCTGTGCACCAGAACCCGCTCGTGTCCTTGTCGGCGTCCCACGGCCCCGCCGTGTCCGACGTCCAGCGCCCAAGTCCGAGCAAGAACAAGTGGAACCCAGATATGCGCGTCGTCATCGTGGACAGTTCGGTTTCGATTCTCCGAATCTGGATGGCGCGATTGGTAAAGATGTCGTAGGTCAAGTCGATCTGGTCGGCCAGGTTTAGTAGCAGCCCCCTTGTGCCGACCCGCATCTGCACGTTCATCGGCTCCTTGGTGTAGGTCGCCAGCTCGATGTTGACCCGATCCTGAACGTCGGCCGTTCTGTAGTACCACTCGAAATCCATCGGCCTCTCGACGATGGCCGACACCTCGGCTACGGACGCCGTCACCTGCAGGATGTACGAGCCAGCAAACAGCCCGTTGATCGGATCGTATCTGAATCGACTCCTTACCCGGTTGGCGAAAAACCTATCGGGGTCCTTTTGTGCCAGAAAATCCGCCTTCTCCGACTGCTCGTCTTCCAACATGATGTCGGAGTCTCGAATCGAAATCCTCGTAGGATCAAGGTCTAGGCCGCGGAACTTAGGAGAGTACTTGCCTCCGACGAAACGCATGTCAACTTGCGATTCGTTCAACAGCCCCTTGGCAAGAGTCTCCGTAGACACCTGGTCTCGAATAAACCTCCGAACCACGGCGCCCACGGTCCCCGACACGTTGATGGAGTTGTAGGCCGTAACGTTCAGGTCGGTCCCAGTAAGGCCAACCCACATCGTCTGCATGTTTCGGTACACATCCATGGGCCGCTCGATGAGTGACCCATTGATCGTCTTGATTCCCTCGCAGTTGACAGAGACAGTGTCGGTTGTGGAGCTGTATGCTACGGACGCATCGATGCCGAAGGTTCCGTCTGTCAGGCAGATGTTGTTGACCTGTGTCACCAGGCTCAGGGCAACAGAGTTCTTCATTACGCGAGTCAGGCTTTTCAGTCCGTGGTCAGCAATCTTGAAGGTCTTTTGGGCGGCCACCATGTTTGTGCAAACAACCGGGATCGACAAGCTGCCGTTTCCAGATCCAGCGGACAGGCCCCAGTCCCCGTAGACGATCGGAATCGGCTGGTTCAGCCCCTTGTCTTCGACGCTGGGAAACAGCTCGCGATCGAACACGCGAGGAGGAAGAACCCGGCGATGACGTATACGCTGGTCCACCACCGTGATGTGGGCCACGTCCTCATCCCAACCGATGCCGTTCGGATGGGCGACGTACCCCGAAAACACCTCGCTGTAGTTGGACTTCCGGACCCCTTCTCCAATCCACATCCGCACTCGCCGGTTGGCAAAGGGGTTCGCGTCGATCAGTCGTGCCAGTTCTCCGTCACTGTTGTCGATGGAGAAGTCGAAGTTCTGCACCGTCTCGTGGGGCTCCAGAAAGGTCCCCAGGTCGCGCACCAGGGACCCGGACGACGGCAGGCGGCCCTCGTAGAAAGCGCCCACCGTGTTGGACTCCTGAATCGAGATGTCCTCGTCCGCATAGCGCAGCGTCGTCGAGTCCAGATAGAACTCGGCAAGCCAGTGAAACTCGGCAGAGGCCCCAGTAGCGTTAAACATGGATACTACCTATGTTTATCCGTAGAGTATCATTATTGAAAGGGGGCCGAAGTTGTTGGATCTGGACAGCCGGGATTTGCGCCGCTTCTGGTCGAAGGTGGAGATCTCCAATGGATGCTGGGAGTGGCATGGCCGCATTGCCAGGCGCTATGGAGGGTTTTGGCTGCGTGACGCCCAACAGCAGGCCCACAGAGTCGCTTACCATAACTTCATCGGACCAGTCCCTAACGACCAGCTCGTCTGTCACCACTGTGACAATCCGATCTGCGTGAGGCCGGACCACCTTTTTCTCGGAACCAATAGCGATAACCGCGTCGACTGCATTCACAAACAGCGGCACAACTCGCCATGGGGCGAGAATCACCACATGACCAAGCTGACGAACGACGACGTTCTTTGCATCAGAGGGCTGATTGCTTCTGGCATCAGGGACAAGGAAATCGGTAGACAGTTTGGAGTGAGCAACGATGTGATCGGCGGCATTCGCCGTGGCAACACGTGGAAGCACATGACGGCCCCGGGCGCAGTACGAGAAAAGTGGAACCGCGCCAGGGGCGAGCGAAGCTCGACGGCGAAGCTGAAAGAACCAGAGGTGTGGATGATTCGGCATCTTGTTCATCATGGCTGTACTAATAAGACAGCGGCATTGATGTTTCGTGTATCGCCATCTTCCGTTGACTTCATCCGTCGGGGCATTACCTGGCAAGACGTGAAGTACCCTTAGTTCTTCTCACTCAGGGTCAATTCTTGCAAGCTTGACTGCCGGACTACGTCGCTGCTCCATTCAAGGGGCTGCGAGAACTCGGCGTATATCGTGTTGTGCGACGGCCGGTCTATCGGGTCGAGCGCAAACACAAAGGCCGTGTGCTGTCCTACGCTCCGGTACAGCGCCACCAGCTCGTCTCGCTGTGGCTCCAAGACCCTGCCCACGGAATACGTGAACTCCTGATACGTGGGCCTCGTGTTGGCGTATCCCTGGCGTCCCGCAGTGACCATACGCCTCGAAGGGTCTACGTACCTGGACTCAAACCCCTCCCGAAGGTTCTGTGTCGGCTGCGTCCATCTGCCAACCGCGATCCGGCCAATCTCGATGTTGGACGAAGCATTGCCGGAGTCCCGCATGTATAGACGCCAATGTAGGTACGTCTCCACTGACGAGTAGAAGTAGCCGATCTTCGGCACCTGGCTGCCCAGGGAGTCTGTGACAACCGTCAGGGTCGTGTTCAGCGCTGGGCCCGAGTCGAAGTTGGAGGTCGTATTGCCCTGCCACAGGACCACCGCGTTCTTCGTCAAACTGTGCCTGCCGATGAAGACGCAGTTGATGCCCGTAGCCCCTCCGGACGCTTTGAACTGCACCCACTCGTTGCTCTTGCCGGTGGTCCGGTAGACCTTCCGGATCAGTTTGTCCCGGACATTGATAGCTGGCAGCCCAGAAGTCTCTGACGACGCGCTCACCGTCGCGTCGTCGAGAACCGAGCCCCGCAGCCATCGAACCTGGTTCATTTTTGTCCCGTCAGCTCTGCAGGTTCGAACGGATCAATCGTTGATCGAACTCCGTGAGACCAAACCTTGCCCCGCGACGGATGCCGTCGGACACGGCCTGCTGGATCATCGGCATCTGGGCTCTTAGCATCTGCACCATTTCCCTGTCAGACGCCGAGCTGAGGTTGAACGTCACGTTGATGCCTCCGGACATGCCGCCAGACCTAACAGAAGCCGCGTCTCGCGCGTTGAGAATCATCTCGCCGCCGTGCACGATTGCTGGCACCGGAGTACTGGGGGTCCCGGGAACTCGACTCAGTCCTCGCCGAGCGACAACGTCGAACCCGAAGGCGCGCAGAGCGCCTTCGGACGTGTCCACATTGAACCCCTTGGCCAGGTTGGCCAGGGAGATTGCGAAGTCGTCGCCCATGGAAGCCGGCCAAGACGACGAGATGGCACGAACGGTCTCGACTTCGTTCTCTCGTCCGAAGCCAAGAGCGAGGCCCTTGCTGATTGAGCGCGACTCCCACATGTCTTGAAGCCACTGTGTAATGCGCTGTCCAAAAGGCGCCTGTGTCGACTCTCCGGTTCTTTGCCCGGCCACGTTGTACTGTCCAGATCCGCCTTCATCGGCGACATGTGATCCAGGAGCCACGTCTAATCTCGCGCCGGCTCCAGGCACGCTTGTGAGATCCTCTGTTACTCCCGGAAGAGGCTCCGCTGGATCTTGGCCAGTGATATCGTTTATCAACCCAATCGTCTCATCCGGAAAGACGAGCAGTGCAGCAGCAGCGGCGAACGCGGCCGTGAGGGGATTGCCCAGAAGCATCATCACCATAGAGCCCCACGACCCACCGGGCATCAGTGGTCCAGCGGCCGTGAAGGCCTCTGCAACCACCTGGGCAATACTTGTTCCAAACGCCCCGAGCACGCCCTCCGCAAACGCCAACCCCTTCAGAATTGGGTCCGGGATGTTGATGCCGGTCAGTTCCTCGAAGCCCTTTCCGGCCGCCCAAACCATAAGTCCGTTCTTGATGCCGTTGCCAAGTCGAGACCCTAGAGTAGTTACCCCCCCAATGTTTGGTGGCAAAACGGTCGGGATTGCATCAATGGCATCCCCGATCTTGTCGGCAATAAACGCGAAGCTAGACCCACCCCATGCCGTCTTGAATGCGCCGTGCAGCTTTCCAGCCAGCCCGCTGTCGCCGCCGCCAAACAGGGAAGCCGAATCCACAAGATCGACTGCCGAGCGCAACTTGCCGCCTAAGTCGAGCGTATCAAACCCCTCTTTAATCGCCCCGGCAGCCTTGCCACCATGCGCCGTGGTGAAGTCTGTGATCTTGGTCCCGACACCTGTGAACACCGAGGCTGCGTCCGTAACCAGATTGCCCAGCGTCCCGGAACCAGACTTGATCGCTCCGACGATCTTGCCGGCGTTGTCACTGTCGAAGTCCTTGATCTTCCCTGCGATACTACCAATTGTCGACCCGACGTCGGTTTCCAAGTTGCCCAGCGTCCCGGAACCAGACTTGATCGCTCCGACGATCTTGCCGGCGTTGTCACTGTCGAAGTCCTTGATGCTGCCAGCAACAGAGCCAAGTTCCGTCTTCACTTTTTCGGCTAAACCAAGCTCTCCGACTCCTTCCTTTACTGCACCACTCGCACGCTGCCCAGCGGCCTTCGCGGTAGCCTCCTCTGCGCTTCCGCCGATGAACATACCTACGAAGCCTCTCATAAGTTCTGCTGCCAGCAAATCCGTCAGGCTCGTCTGGAAGCCTTCGACTACCATGTCCTGCATCTGTGAGCCAAAACCGCGCAAGCGGCCCATGAATCCGGTCTGCGCCTCAATCTTGTCGATCAGGTCGTTGAGGGCCTCTCTTGCGGCGTCCACGCTTTCCTGGGTGGCCCGTGGGTCTGCCAGTCCGAGAATCTGGTCTCTGACTGCGCCGGCCTGAGCAGACAGCCCACCAGACAGCCCCTGCGTGGCCGAGTCGAAGATCCCTTGGATTCTGGCAATCTCCGCGGACGTGGCTGCTTCGGATTCTCCGAACACGTCCAGTTGTATTCCGGTCTCAGAGTCGGCGCCCAGAAGACTACGCAGCGACTTCAGCTTGTCCGCGGCCTTCTCAAGGGCTTTCTGGTCTTCCCGTCCGAAGAACAAGGTCTTCAGGCCGCTGGCCAGGCTCTTCTCCAAGTCGCCGAGGATCTTCTTCGTCTCGTCGGCGACGTTCTTGGTCAGCGTGCCGAGACTCTTTGCGTACTCCTTCACGCCCTGGTCGATTCCGCCTTTGATCTCGTCGGCCAGCTTCTGCCACCACGGGATCATCTTCTCGACAGCCTTCTTGGTCTCTTCCTCGATGGCGCCTGGCGCGCCCTTGGCTCGCGTGGCTGCGTCCTCGAATGGACGGAACAGGTCTCCCATGCGCGTGCTCAGCGCGCCCAGTTTAACGCCGAGGTCTGTGTCCAGGCCCACTTCCGCAGATAGCTGAGAAAGCACCCCCATGATGTCAGCGCCAGCATCGACAAACGCTCCACCAATGGTTGTTCCGGCTCCAGCAAGAGCTTCCTTGAGGTCGTCTATGTCCTGACTCGCCCCCTCAATTTGCGTCAAGTCGAGGATCTTAAACTCCAGCTTGTCTATTTCCTCGACCTTACGTTTCGCGTCATCCAGTTCCGCAGTGACGTTGACTCCGAAATACGATAGGGCCGCACTGAATCGTTCGAGTAGCGCGATCCACGCTACGTGCATTGGTCGAATTAGCCACTGGAAAAACAACGTGACAACGTTGTCCCAAAGTTGAGTCCAATACGCCACGCTCGTAAACACTTTTATCAGCAGCTTGAACGCCGCCCATGCCATTTTCGGCAGATCAACCAGTAACAACACGACAAACCCAGCGGTCAGCTCTGACAGAATCACAGAGGTGGTTCGGCCAAACGCCGTGAGAAGCGCGGACAGAAATGGGGCCACGCCATTGCTTTTGATTGTATCCCACGACCCAACAAAGGCCCCCACGAAAATGCCGACGGCATCCGTAACGATGGATAACGCCTCAACGGCTCTGGCGAACACCTGCACCGAGATCGACCCAAACTTGACGAAGCCGTCGATGACGGACTCGATGGTTCCACCGCTTGGCGCCAGCAGCTTCAGGCTGTCAATCAAGATCAGCACGGAGCCGCCGATAGTGTTGGCCCACTCGTCGAGCTTGCCCTTGCTCTGCAGGCGCTCGATCTCTGTCAGGATACCGCGAAACCCTTCCTTCGCAGCGCGAAACACGCCACTGTCAGAGATGGCGGCCCTGAAGTTGAACCAGGCATCAGACAGCATAGACATGATGCCGTTAAAGCTGGCCGCCTGCTTTTCCATCAGGCCGTTGAAGCCTTTGAACTCTCCGGACCCCTCCTGAATCACCTTGCGAACGGCCTCGACAGCCTCCTTCGCTGTACCAGTGAACGACCCGGCCTTGGTGAACAGCTCTGGACGAAGCGCGCGCAGGTTGATGCCGAAGTCGCGGAACCGCTCCAGGGCCTCTCCGAAGTCGCCAGACTTCAGGCGCCCGAAAGCTCTAGTCAAGTCGAGGACGTTGGCGCCCGTGCCGGCAGCGGCGTTGCCGGCGTCCCGGAGCACCCCTTCGACCTCTTTCAAGGAAAAGCCGAAGGCCAGCAACTGGCGCCCGCCGGCGATGACCTCTGGAAGCTCGAAGGGAGTCTGTGTTGCGAAGTCACGGAACAGCTTCATCGCCTCCCTGGCCTTGTTCGTTGAGCCCAGGAAGGTGGCCAGGCTGATCTCGGTCTGCTCCAGGCTGGCGCCGATGGCGATGGACGACTTCGCAAGCCCGATGAACACTGCCGTGGCTGCTGCCCCGGCTCCAGCCACAGCAAGCAGTGGAGCGACGACGCCGGTAACCGCGGCTGACGCAGCCACCGATCCGGTGGTGACCTGCAACAGGCCACGGGACAGGTTCTTGATCCCGGCGCCCATTGTGGTCATCCCGGCCACCAGGCCGGACATACCACCGCCCATGACGCGGAAGGACGCGAAGAACTGCGACATGCCGATGCCCAGTCGAGCGACTCCGGCGGTCGTGTTCCGCATCGTTTGGTTGACGCCGGTGGCCTTGTTCTTGAAGGCTCCGAGGTCCTTCTCGGCTCCCCGCAGGTACTTGCCGAGTTGAGCGAATGCCCGAGCGGCGTCGTCCCGGCCCTTGATCGTTAGGACAATGTCGGGCATCTCTTATCGACGCTTGCCTTCTGCCTGCACCTGGCGGTGCATGTGCTCAAGGTTTTTGGCTCGGGCCTGCTCGGCCTGCATGTCTGACTGCAGGCTGTAGAACTCAGACTCTATCGTCGCCAGCGCCCACATGATCCAGTTGTCCTGTTCCATGGGGGCGCCATCGTGTGGGTATGAGGTCCTCTGGACGCCCCACCCGGAGAGTCCAGGAATGCGGGTGTAGCACAGCCAGAACAACGACACGGCGGCCCATGCTTCCCCGCCGATTGCCGACGACGGGCACTCCCACATGTACTCCGTGCCGCCGAGATAGTGTGTCGGGAGTCCGTGCTGCTGATCCTCTTCCGTCAGCCAGTCGCCACCGCAGTTTCTGGACTGCTGGAGCTGCTGGGCAATGCAGGACCGGCAGTCGAACCTGAGCCCAAGCTCTCTGGCTCTGACTGCCCGGCGGAGTTTTTTTCCTCCGCCTCTGCGCCCATGCTCTCCGACATGATGACGCCGGCGACCTCGCCGAATATCAGCATGTGCGTCATGCCCATGGCCTTGACGATCGCCCCGCTATCGGACACGGGCTCGCCGTCGATCTCGACATTGGCCCACGCCTGGGAGTACTTTGTCAGCACGTACTCCACGAGGTTCCAGTTGATCCTGACGACATCCATGGGCGCCTGGCCGGCGTCGCCGAGCTTCGCCATGTCGACGCCGGAGTCTTCCTGGATCTTCATCACGTCGCCGACCGACATCGTGCGGTACTCGCACGACACCTGCTCTGCCTTCGGCAGGTCGGCGTTGCCGCCGTGCGTGGGCACGTACTTGCGCCACGCACGAATGATCTTCAGAGCCATCTGCCGTTCCTCTCTTGTGGAGCCCCCCTTCACGCGCTCTACAGGAAGCGGACCTTCAGCGAGTCGTTGCCGTTGACCCCGAGAGCCCGACCGGCGATCGACACGCGCATCATCCCCTGGTCCTGGATCTCTGGAGGTGACATGTCGAAGAAGGCGTTCTTCATGTGCATCTTGAGCGTCTTGTGCGCCTGACCGCCGATGTTGACCTGGATGTTCTGCGCGACGTTCCCTTCCATCTCGCCGATCAGAACCCCCACCTCATCCTTCTTCACCAGGAAGTCGAGGCTGAAGGTGACGTTGCGGCGATCATCGCGCAGCACCCGGCTCGGACTGTCGTAGCCAACCTCTTCGTTGAGAAGGCTGCGGTTGTCCTCGAACGTGACGCGACCACCGAGGCAGTCGATGAGAGTGGACGATCCGTCCAGGGAGACGAAGCCGAGGCGGGCGTGGATCGGACTTCCGGCCGTCGTCGGCACAGGGTTGTAGGGCACGATCGCGCGGCCCGACGACAGCGTGATCCCCAAGGACTCCGAGAAGGTGATGACGCCGGAGGTGTGGTTGATCGTGTCGATGACGATCCCAGATCCGCCGCCGCTGGACGTGTGCACCTTGAACAGGCTGCCGACGGAAAACTGGCGCGGAGAGGTGGCGCGGAACGACGACGCGGCAGACGCGATTGACACGTATCCCGATCCCACCGACGAGTTGCCGGTCTTGCCCCAGTCCTTGGCCATGCCGCGGAAGGTGACAGTCGCCAGTCCGTTCTGCCCCTGGCTGCCGAAGGCGATCTCGCCGGAGTTGACGATGGCGCCCCGGACGTGGTCCTGGTACTCGGCCACCCCCTGGCCACCGCCGGTGCGGATCGCGCGACGAATCGTCAGGGACCAGGTGTGCGCCGTGGCCTGGATGTACTCCAGGGCTGTCGTGTTCATCGACAGGCGACCGAAGAGGTTTTGCCACAGCAGGTCGTTGTCCGGCTCCGTGGTCACTGACCCCGACGGGAGGATCAGGCACGACGCCTCCCACTCGGCGCTCTTACGGCCGACGTACCGCTCGAGGTGGTCCGAGCTGCCGGACCGGTCGGGCCTGGGCTCCCGCTCTTCTGCTGGCGTGAAGGAATCGCTGAGAGTGAAGAATGCGTCGGCGCCGTTGAGGCGCTGGGCCGCGCCGTACGAACCTTCGCGGTTGACGAAGAGTACGGTTTGGCTGCCGGGAAAGAGTTCGTTTGCCATCTGGGTTGCCCCCCTTGGGTGTGTGGGTTACGAGGACTCGCCCGCCTCTTGAGCGCCCTTCTTCGAGGGGCGCACGGTGGCCGGAGGCTCCACTTCGGGGAGAAGGCGGAAGTTCTTCCCGGGGTTCGTGTCCGACTCGACGATCGTTCCTTTTTCGACCTGGGTTGCTCCGACCCTGCAGGGGCCACTGCCTTCGTAGACGTACTTGGCCATTGTTCCTTCTCCTTGGCTACAGCATTGTCACAACGCGGATCGTCACCTGGGCCTCTTGGATCAGGCCAGAGTCTCCGGCCATCATCGGTGCGTAGTTCCGAGGTGGAACTGCCTGCGCGTCCTCGACGGTGCTCCCGAGGGTTGGGTTGTCCTGCAACACCTGCTGTATCGCTCGCAGGTACCGGCCGCACCGCCGCTTCAGGCGCTCCTCGTCGATGTTCCCTCCGTCGACGACCGCGGCCGTCAGGTAGTGGAACTCGATGTCGTATCTGTCCTCACCGGTCGGCAGGCCCGGGTCGGCGCGGTCCGGGATGATGCACAGAAACGGAGGAGCTGCTAGCCGCCTCTTCTCGGCGATGAACATGCTGGCGCTCGGAATGGCCGGGAGACCGATTCCGTCGCTGTAGTCAGCGGCGACCGTCACCAGGGCAGCGTCCAGGTTGGCGCGCATGATGGTGACCACCTGGTCGGCGACCCAGACGGTGTCCTTCTTGCCGGCCCCCACGTCAGAAGTTCTCCCGCTCGAACTGCCCGGACTCGATCAGGAACTTGTGCACCAGTCGCACCCAGAACCGGGCCTGCGCCTCGGTGATACGGATGGGCTCGCGGCGCTTCATGCTCGTTGTCCCGGTCTGGTGGCGCCCGGAGTACGGAACCCTGGTGCCAAACGACATCGACGTAGGCATCGGCATGAACACCGCGTCCGGATGGTTGCGCTGCGTCAGGCTGTCCATGAGTCGTCCGGTGCGAACCAGAATCTTCGATCCGAATCCCTGTGCCCTTTTCCTCGCGGCGTACGCTGGGTTCAGTGGAGCCCACGCCCCCCACGGGCCCGCGGTCTCCATCTCTCTGGTCGGGCTACCGGAGTTCCCCTGCCGCACGAACAGGACCCGCTCTCGTTTCAGGAAGTCGTCATACAGGTCCTCCCACACGGGACGCAGGTCCTTGATCGCGGCGGCCGACACGGCCAGCGCCCGGTTCACCTGCTTCACGCCCGCGATCTCGATGGCCAGTTGGAACACGGGTCACCCTACCACTGGGTATCCATGGTGAACGTCGGCTCGCGCTCGACGCCGTTGACGGGGCTGAACGACGCCGCTGGCTTGCGCTCCCCGTCGTGGCGGGTCGGGTTTCCGGTCCTGGCAGCGCCCGGCAGCGTGACGTCGCCATTCTTCAGCGCCGTCCACATCCGGGAGTACTCTTTCTGCAAGAAGTCGGCCGTGTCCGAGCTGCGGCCGTCGACGCTGGCAGCCGCGGCCTCGATGGAAGACGCCACGCCGACTGCCGACATCCGGCGCACGTAGGCCAAGCCGGTCGAGTTGCCGCTGGCGATGGGAATGACGAAGCCCATGACCGACAGGAGCGAGTTCAGCTCCTGGAACCTGTCGCGCGCGATCGCGCACGCTTGCATCCTGGACGGCCGCGTGTAGGCGTTGTCGAGGGTGACGTGCGGGATGTGGGCCAGGATGGCGGAAAACGTCGCGTAGCTGTCGACGCTTACCTCCAGGCTCTGTGTTGAGTTGAGGCTCACTTCAGGGCCTCCAGGTTGGAGGTGACCCAGGCGTCGATGTCGATGATCACGGTCTCTGGGCTACGAGACGGCTCCCATCCGTACCGAGCCTTCACCTTCGAGGTGTCGGACACGTAGTGCGCGAAGTCGGCGCGCCGCGGCGTCCCTGATTCCGTCACCCGGGTAGACATCCCAGTGACCCCCTGGCACAGCTCCGTGCACTCTCGCAGGCTGAGGCTGTAGCCGCCGCCGCCGACGTTGAAGACCTGGGCCCCTGCTTCCGGGTCCAGGATCTGCAGGCTCACCAGGTCCGCCAGGTCGTCGATGTGCAGGACGTCCCGGACCTGCAGGCCCTCGAAGCCGATGTACTCGAGGGGCAGCCCAAGGCGATGGGCGATCACCCACCATGCCACCCAGCCCTGTTCGACCTTGCCCCACTGCCACGGCCCGGCCAGGCAACTGCAGCGGTTCACCACCGCCGGGAACCCGAAGGACTCGGCCCATTCCTGGATGATCAGGTCGCTGGCCACCTTCGAGGCCCCGTACAGGCTCCGGTCCCCGCCGTCCAGCGGGCACGTCTCGTCGATCCGGACGTCCGTGTGCAGCCGGGTTGGCCGCCGCTCCAGGGGGCCATTCTGGGCATCTACGGCCCAGACCGGGTAGGCCTTGTTGGAGGACCAGAAGACCACCTGGGCGCCAGACCGGCGGCAGTGCTCCAGGAGGTGCAGCACTGCGACGGTGTTGTTCTGGAAGTCGAACATCGGGTTCCGGTAGCCGTCGATGGCAGACGGCTGCGCCGCGCAGACCAGGATCGTCTCCGGGTCGAACTCCGACAGGAAAGCCCAATCCTCTGGGCAGCGGGTGTCGGCGTGCTCGAATCGGACCCCGGCCTCCGACAGCCTGACCAGGTTTCGCTCCGACCCCCGCCGACGCAGGTTGTCGGCCGACGTCACGTCGTGACCATGGCGAGACAGGCTGACGGCCAGGTTGGCGCCCACGAAGCCGGCACCGCCGGCGATCAGGACCCTCACAGGCTGACCTCCGCTGCGAGGGCGCCACGGCCTGCCGTGGGGGCTCTCTTGGCCGGCTTCTTGGACGTGGGGCCGTCCGAACGCAACGGCTTAGCCCTCGACGCCTGACCCCGCCAGGGGGCCCTGCTCGTGGTTCGCGCCCAGGCCCGCGGCCCCCGTCCCGCCCGGCCGCCCGTCCGTGGCAGAAGGCCCGTGAGGCTGCGAGCCGGGCGACTGCCCCTGGCCACCTGGATCTGCCCCACCATGTCGAGCGCGTAGATCCGCCGCCGAGCCCGGCTGAGCGCCTCCAGCTCGAGCCCGAGGCCGGTGGCCAGGGCGTGGATCTCTTCGTGGTTGTGGGGCTGCATGGGGGCCCTCCTCCCTTGCCGCTGATAGCGGCGGGAGTGGACCCCTGTGGGACTACGCCGGGGGGACCGGCGAAAGCAAGATTCGCACCACGGCGTCAGCCGTCGGCCGAGACGTGTAGTCTGGTGGCGTCTTGTTGAAGCCGCGGTCTCCGGAACATGCCGCCTCAGCGGCCACCCGAAGGGGCAGGCTGCTTCCTGGGGCCCACAGGACGGCCCCACCGCGCTCCATCACCTCCTGGCGCTCCATGTAGTCCCGCAGGACCACCAGGGGACGGCCGAGCATCGCGCACTCCTCTGGGGCCGTCCCGGAGTCGGACAGCACCAGCTTGGCCGTTGCCTCCAAGGCGACGAACTTGCCGAACGGCAGAGGGTCGACGTCGACGATACGTCGACGATACGAGGCCTCGTCGCGGGCATTGCGGACCCCAATCGCCTTCAGGCGCGCGCGGGTCCTTGGATGGGTCGACAGGACGCACTTGGTGCCCAGGTGCACGCACAGGTCGTTGATCGCGTCCAGGAACGCTCCCAGGCGCTCCGGATCGTCCACATTCTCGGCCCGGTGAAGGGTGGCCAGGATGCCAGGGCTACCCAGATATGGCGACCAGGTGGAGCGCATCCACGGCTCTGGCTCCATGACGCTGCGATTGGAAACCGAGAAGTACCCCGCCAGCACCTCGGCCAGTGGGTTACCCACCACATACGTCCTCGCCAGCGGCAACCCCTCCGCAACGAGATTCATCCTGGCCCGTTCCGAGTAGCAGAGATGCACCGTAGACACGTGGTCGATGACGCGGCGGTTGACCTCCTCCGGGCTCTGGGGGCCGTGGCACCGGTTGCCGGCTTCAAGGTGAAACACCGGGACGCCAAGCCTGGCCGCGATCAGGGCGCCGACGGAGCTGTTCGTGTCGCCCAAGACGAGAAACTTGTCGGGCCGGAAGTCGCGCAACCACGCCTCCAGCTTCGGCAAGAAGATGGCCATCTGCTCTGCGAAGGCGCCGCCTCCAGCCTCCACGCGCACGTCTGGCGCGCGCAGGCCGAACTCCTTGAAGAGATCGCCGTCCAGCTCGGGGGAGTAGTTTTGGCCGCTGTGAAAAACGCCGTGCGAAGCGCCAAGCATCCCGTCGAGCAGCGGAATGATCTTAGAGAGGCGGACGATCTCCGGACGTGTCCCGAGAACCGTGGAGACCTTCATTTCGTCAAATCCCATTCCCACGCCTCGTCGTCGAGTAAAATCATACCAATCCAACTTCCAAGCACGGGAGCGAGAACAACGACCAAGGTCCATCCTAGTGTCCGTCGCAGTCGGCGTCTCATGTCCGTCCCGTGTTCCAGTATTCAAAGCCGCGGTCGTGTGTCGGCCAGTGCTCTGCCCTGCAGAACTCGGCCAGCTCCCACACCATCTGCTCGACGGTCGGGGCGCCATCGTAGCCACCTTGACGCCAGAGCCAGTCGACGACCTCTGGAGCCGACGTCGCCAGGCGCATGTCCACGGGCCATCCCGTCAGCACGGCATTGACGACCCGCTCCTTCAGCCTGAAGGCCTGCAGGATCGTCGACACGAGCCGGTCCTTGCTGACCGAAGAGGCCGGCACGAGGTGAAATAGCCACCGCTCAGCGGGGATCGACACCGGGCCACACGCCGGCATGAGTTCTCCCCCCATGATCCCCATCGCGATCTTCGCCCAGGCCAGCGTCGTAATGCCGTTCCACAGATGGTCGGCGTAGCCGGCGCCGATGAACCCGCCGACCACATTGCCCAAGAGGTGGCGAGGCGGGAAGCGGCACTCCGGTCCGATGATCGACGCCCGAAGCCGAATCGTGTTGGCCAGCGGCCCTTCTTCTCCGTCGCCCTTCGACTGCCCGTACTCGTTCACCGCGTCGAAGTTAGACTGCTCCGCGTACGGAGCCCTTCCTCCACTGCCGTCGAACACGCAGTCTGTGCTCGGGTGGAGAACCGGCGGGCCCAGGCCGTCAACCACTCGCGGGAAGTGCGCGTTGACGGAGTAGGCGGCGTCCTCCTTCATCAGAGGCTTCGTTGCCCCGATGCAGTTGACGATCCAGTCACACCCATCGGCGAGGCGCTTCAGGTCCTCTTGCCACGCCGTGTGGTCGACAGCGAATCGTCGCCACCAGGTGTTCACCAGCTCGTACGGGTAGGGCGCCGGCACTCGCGCGGTGACCAGGACTTCCCACTCGTCAGGCAGCACCTTGGCCACCATCGAGCCCAGCATACCGGTGCCGCCAAGAACGAGAACCTTCATCCAACCAGCTCCTTGAACTTGGCCTTCGCGTCGAACAGCGCGTCGTAGACCTGATCCCTGTGCGCGACGTTCAGGTAGTCCACCTCGATCTGCCGCCCGCTCCTGAGCGTGATCTGCAGTCCGTCGATCACCTTCTCGGTGTCCCCCACCAAGCGCAGCAGGTTGACCTTCTTACAAGCGGCAACCTCTTGGACCTCGACGAAGAACGTCTCGCAGTCCAGAAGGATTCCGGCAATCAACGGAAGGACTCGTCCCAGACGCCGGGCCACTGGTCCCACGGCAGCCGCCGGTCGTCATCTCGAGCTTGTTCGATTGTCGCCGTCGAGAACACCCCGAGGATCGCGCCGTCGGTTAGGCTCTGATGGCCGTGATACCACCCCCCTGGCACGTGGAGAATTTTCGTCTGGTCGAGAACGAGCCTCTGTGGCTTGGCTTCGACGATCTGCACAGGACGTTCCCCTGATGTGGCCGTGGACAACTTGGTGTCCCGCTCTGCGACCAGCCTGTCTATGTCCCCAACTGTAGCCACTTTCCACACCCCAGAGACAGGCCACAGAAAAGTGCCCGATGTCGCGTGGCCGTGCCATGCGCGCACAAAGCCTCGGCGATGATTCCGGACCATGTAAAAACGCGCGACTCCAGCAAGGCCGAACTCGTTGCAAAACGTCAGTACGCCGCGGTCGTCAACCGACCTAGCGGCATTGATGAGCTTCGGCTCACTGTCATACTGGATCGTCATACTCCCCATCTTGCCCTCTGGTGTTCGCGGTTGTGGAACCGCTGGGCGTCCGGATTGGCGAGTCGCCCGGACGTATACAGGTCGATCACTTCCCGGACACCTTGCCGTACCGTCGTAGCGGGAGCGAACCCAAGCACGTCCCTGGCCTTCTCTCCCAGGACTCGGTAGTCCCTGGCGTCCGCTCCGGGGTCTTCCCGCCAGTGCACTTTCAGCGACGGGGCCTCCGCCGCCACGGTCTGCGCCAGTTGCCCGATGGTCAGGTTGGCACCGACCAGGTTGTAGATGCCCGATGGCCCGGCAAGCCCTAGCACCATGGCCGCCGCTGCGTCCTTTACGTGCAGGAACGGCCTCCACTGCTTCCCTCCGAACACCTCGATGCTGCGGTTCCGGACCGCCGACACCGACATGGCGTTGATGACCAGGTCCAGGCGGAAGCGGCCGTGCTCTCCAGGTAAGCCGAACAGGGTCCCAAGCCGGAAGACCACAGCGTCAGAGTCCCTCAGGCGCGTTTCCGCTTCTGCCTTCGTCTTTCCGTAGACCGACAACGGAGCGACGTCCGACTCCTCGGACAGAAGCTCGTCCCTCCTCCCGTATACGGAGCACGTCGAGGGAAACACGATGCGCCCGCCAAACGCCTTCCTGGCGAAGTGTACCGCGTCGGCGTTCGTCAGTCGCGCGACCTCCTGCTGTACCTCGCAGACGGCATCGCCAACGAGAGCCGCGAGCCACACCACGGCGTCGGCCCAGTTCAGGTGAGGCACCAAGCGTGCCCAATCCAGGACGTTGCCACAGGCGAAGTCGACGTCACGTAGGTAGATGTCGTCGTACATCAGAGCATCGAATACGCGCACGTCGTGGCCAGCCTCCAGCAGGGCGCTGACTGTTGGCGCCCCCAGGTATCCGCAGCCGCCAGTGACCAGGACCTTCACTTGGAACCTGCGTGCCGTTCGCAGACCAGCGTTCTCCCGCCGTCGACGAACCCTGTGGCTGGGTTCGGGCATCCAGCGGCGGAACACGCAACTGTGCCCTCTCTGACGCTCAGCATCTCTCGCAGCATCTGGTCCCCAGCGTTGACCAGGTCGCTGCGTCTCTGGTTGGAGCCATCGCACACTAGCTGCCACTCGTGCAGCTCTCGATAAGCATCCTCGTAGCCGGTAGAGCCTGCTCCGCTGAGTCGCTTCCTCAGCGCCATGATCTCGTCCTGTGCTTCCCAGTACCTGGCGTGACAGGCGGTCAACTCGGAGATGATGGTCCCTATGGACGAGGCCGTCCCAGGCAGATGGCACTCGTGCTCGTGGAATCGTAGGACCTGGTTGACCCGCGGTTCCCGGTGGCCGCTGATGCACTCAGCCAGGTACAGGGACGATGTGTCGACCAGTTCAGCGGCCTGTTCCCTGGCGACGGCCGCTTCCGCGGCTTTGTCTGGGTCTCGGCAGAAGTGGTAGTACTTCAACTGGCAAATGATGAGTCTATCAACAAGCTGCATCCAGGAGTCGACCACACGCAGGCCCGGAACCTCGTAGTGCAGTGACGGCATATTCATCTGCGGTTCTTCCTCCGCGAGTCGCGCTGCATCCGACGGAGCTTCCGCTTCTTCAGCCAGGCCTTCTTTACGCTGGTCGACACGGTTCGTCTCCAAGGACAATGGGAATTCCTGATAATTCTGCGCTGTCGACAACAAGATTATATGGGCATGGATTGTTCTGTGTCCACGCGAATGTCCGGTCGTCCCTGTGATTCATAACCTTGTAGTCACCAAGTTGGTGAATAGGAACAACGTCCGCCCTATCCAACACCATCTCCTTCTCTTTGGATGAAGGGTACTTCTTGCGAGACGCCACGACGAAGGCCTTGAATAACTCGCACTCTGGAGATGGATGTTTGACAGACAGGGGAGTGCCAGCAATAACTCTTCCCCAGAGGACCTCATATGCCTCAAGCAGAAGCGACGTTTCCCCCATGAAAACGTGGTCGCCGACGTGTGTCCGGTATTCCTTCGACCACAAGATGTTTGCCGACACTAATCGTCGTTTGTTTGCCAAGAACTTATCAACCATCGGCAACAGATTAGTAACGTGCTCATCATTGCGGACCCTGATGACATACTCGGCATCACATCTCTCCAGTGCTGCTTTCACTCCCGCCACCTGATATGCGAACCGTTGCCAGTGTGGCGGCCACCCGGACGAAACTGTTGGTCTCTTGGTTCGCGCTATCACCACGCCATTGGCAATCGGAACCCTACGCTCGTCTTGGTCCTCAAAAAACTGCACGATCACAGGGCCCAGGCTTGCGTAGTAATCTACCGTTGTAAGGTCCGTGTCTTCCATAAGCAACCCGGACGAAATAACGGCCATTGAGCCAGGCGCAGGGCTCCTGTCTTTCGGAGGCATGACTGCGGCGACACGTGCGATCTCGACGACTTTTTCCTGGACACATTCGGGCCCTTCTTCCTCTACTACGGCCCGGTGGCGAATGGCCGCCAAGCACTCCCGCTTGTTCTTCGAAAGAAACGTGCGCAGGTCGTCTGGGAGGCCGTCCGGGGCACGCCACCTGATGTTGTCGCCGTATACTTCCAGCGAAACGCCTGCCGCTGAAGCGCGGGCCAGCATGGCCTCGACGACAGAGGGCACAGGCAGCCCTGGCGCAACCAGATGAAACCGCCGACCAGGGTTTGTCTCTGACTCTATGACTTCTCCCGGATTGACAAGTCCAGACCCAATCCTACATGGGGCGCTTCCATCATATACGTACCGCGCCATTGGCTCATGTTTCTCTGCGCGCAAACCACCATGCCCGGTGGTCGTGGGCCCACGTCCAGTTGTTTCTCGCTTTCCATGTGTAATTATGATGGCCGACGTTAAGCCCGGGATCAACGACGCGCATCGAGGCCATACCATTGGATGACAATTCGCGCTCTATCCATTGCGGAGACGGCCGACACCCTATGCGGTCAAGTGACTGATCGTAGTCAACGTGCTCTGTCAGAAACAACATCGCCTGCGAATCGTCACAATCCAACACCAACGAGTCAACGACCACGTTATCGCTGTGGCCACATGCCCACTGCAGAAATGCCGCTGGTTGCCGGAGGTGGTATAGTATCCCGAGCGCAAGAATCATATCAAACCTACGTGCCAAGCGTGGATCGTTCAGCACGTTGAAATCAACAACCATGCTGCGCGCTCTGTTGGCAATGTGTTCTGGGCGCCCGTCGGCATAGAAGGCCGTCGCACCAATTTTCTCCAGGCCGTCGCCTATGTATCCATGCCCGCATCCGCAATCTATGACGCTGGCCCCGCTGAAGAACTCGCGCGCATAGTGGTCGACTATCACCGCCAGTCTCTTGGCGCTCCACTCTTTGTACGTGTCTGTCCAGACGGTCACAGTTTCCACGGACGGGCCTCCAGGGCGAGCTTCAGGTCGGCCGGAGTTCCGAGTCCCCACATGCGTGGCACAGGGTAGGCGATGATCCTTGCGCCGTCCACGATCATCTCGTTGTAGGACGGGCAGAGGTAGTACTCATTATTCACCCGGCGGCCACCGTCCATCATCTTCTTGATGGACTCGAAGCAGTCCACTGCTCGGCGCCAGTAGTAGATCCCGACGGTGGCGTCCTGGCTGATCGGCACCTTCTCGGCGACCTCGGTGACGACCATGTCGTCTCCGAACTTCGCATAGGACCACTTCGCCCCCGAGGCCCTGAACGTCACGATGGCGCCGTCGCAGTCTTCGCGCCAGACGTAGGCGGCAAAGTGATCATGGTTCCAATCGACCCACTGGTCGGAGTTGGCGATCAACAGAGGGTCGTCCGGCCTGAACTCGTTCCGAAAGTCGTAGATCGTCGCCGCGGTGCCATCCGGGTTCGCGCCCCACAGGAGCGTTTTGACTGGACATCGCAGGGATAGCGACTCGGCCATCTCCCTGTGCTCTTCGAGCGCGTTGAGAACAACACCATCATTACTGAAGGCAGTCGGCAGATTGTAGACCACCCGCTCCACCATTGGCACGCCGTCCACGTCGATGAACGGCTTCGGCTTCTCGTACCCGGCCTCGGCGAACCGCCGTCCCTTGCCGGCCATCGGAATGAGGATCTGCAGCCCGCCGCTCATTTCCAGTTCCCTTCGTCGATGATCTTCCTGATCGTCAGGTAGTTGACCTTCTGGTAGACGAGCTGCGCGACGTGGCATCCAGCATCCGTCGCCGACTGCACGCCCCGTTCGTGGTCCTCTACGGCCAGCGCTTCGCAGGGCCGGACGTTCAACCTCCGACACGCCAGTAGGTACGGGTCCGGCGAAGGCTTGGGACTGACAACGTCCTCGTTGCTGACGGTATCCGTCATGAATTGCCGCAATTCAGACCGGTCCAGCAGTGCGTCAACGGACGCGCG